ATCCCACTCGCTTTCATTCAACTTGTTATCTACTAACCTATATGCTTTTATTTGTTCTTCTGTAAGATCTTCTAAACATACAGTTGGTACACTTTTTAGTCCTGCTTTCTTTGCTCCTAATATTCTACCATGTCCGGCTACTACTTCATTATTTTTATCTACTATTACTGGTTGTGTAAAACCAAACTCTTTTATACTGTTTGCAATTTGTTCCACTTGTTCTTTATTATGTTTCTTTGCATTCTTTTTATAGGGTTTTAAATCCTTTATCTGCCTATATACTATGTTTAATTTCTGCATTTGTTTCTCCTTCCTGTTTTGTTCTATGTTTTGTTAAGGGTAAACAATAATATATTTATATACTTTTTTAGCACATATAATATCCTTTTTCTTTTACCATATTATAATCTCGTTCTGTTAGTAATACTGTTGTTTGTTTTCTTATATCTCCACAGCAATCTGTATCGCACTCAAGCTCATACAATAATATACCTTTGTATTTCATTTCCTTTACGCTTGTAATATTATATACATACTTTTCTAAAAGGTTCATACTCTACACTTCCTTTTGCTTATTCTTGTATTAGCCTTCGTTCTGTTCTTTTGTATTTCTCTTGCTTTATTTGTTCTATCTGGTTTTGCTTTTCTTCACCCAGTAAATGCTTTATTTGTTCCAAACATATTTCTACATCTGCAATTTCTTCTGTTATGCTATACATTACTGTTGGTTCTTTTGTTTTACAAGTTTTATCCTTTGATTTTATTCTTTGATATTTACAGAACGCTTGTGTAAGTTCTGCCATTTCTTCTGTACATTGTACCATTATATTTTCCAGTGTAAACTGTTCTGCTTGTTTTTGAATATCATACAGTATTCCCATATTTATTTCTGTTCTCTCCTTCTTAGATTCATCCAAGTTATCACGTTTTGAACTATTTTATGTTGTAATGCCTGTTCATATGTTATATTATGCTTTGTTGCATATTTAGTAACATAATCATGAATTGCTTCTTGGTCTTGTTTCATTGTTCCCATTTATTCACCACTTTCTGTATCTACTATTATTTCTAAACCATTATTGTTTTGTTTTAACTTTACAACTCCATATGCTTCTAATATGGTTTCTTTTGTATTACTGTTTGGTTTGTAACCTAATACTTTTACATTTGCTTTTCTATTATTTTGTATTTGTATTGTAAAATCTTTATCCTTTATGCTTTGTTTATAATCATTTACTGCATTTTGTTTTGCTTTATATATTACCCTGTCCATACTTGTGCAAATTTGTCCACTTAATATAAACACTATTCCTACCAGAATCATTGTTAGAGATATTCTATTTAATTTCCTGTCCATTTTATCTCCTTTATAATATATATTATATAATATAACAAAATATATGTCAAGTATTATTTTAAAATATTATATAAAATTTTAGTTTCTTTTACGTGTTCGCTTATCCACTGTAATTCTGACTTGCTTTCTAATGCCCCTAATTTGCGATTTAAGCCATTTTTATTATTTATACTAGGATTTATCCTATTTATTGAATTTAATCGCTTATTTTCCCTAGAAAACACATCTAGGATATTACTCATAGATTTCATTGCCCCATTCTTCATCTTCTTCCATCCATTCTTCTACATTTTCTGCTTTCCATATTTCCTCTTCATCTTGCGCTGTAGGTGTATAACTTTCTCCCTGTGTTACAAGGTTTATAGTTACATTGTTCTGTATCTTTCCTGTTTTCTTAAACATATCCAGTTTATCCATCATCTGCGTTATCTCTTTTATAGCACCAACATCCCCTGTTAAACCTTTCTGGAATAATGCAACCATAAGTAAACTCTGGTTTGTTAATTCTTCATCTGTAAAACCAAAATTCTTTAAAATCTGTTTTTTCTTATCACTGTTTGTTTTCATTTCCAATAACTGCCGCATACAGTTTTGTAAAGCCATGTTACGCTCTTTCTTTTTTCTTCTTGCTTCTACACCTTTCATTGCTATCTCATGTCGTTCTTCCGGCGTTCTGTCACGCATATTTATAAGCATACCATCTTCATACGGCTTTGGCACTTGTCCTTTTTTTAATCCCATGCTTTGCTCTCTCCTATTCTTTTATTTGTAATACTAAAATAAGCAGGGGCGAACCCCTGCTATATATTAAACCTTATTGTCTTAGAGCGATTGAACTCTTAATATATTTTTTTAAAAGTTTCTTACCAATTACGAAGGGGGCAAACAATAAGGTTTATTCCTTTCACTGGCTGACATTATCCGGCTGTCACTTATTTATAACTATCCTTTTTATAACTCCTATGATTATATTACCATAAAAGTTACTACTTGTCAACGCTTTTTATTTATTTTTTTCAAGTTTTCTTTTACCATTGTATAGTATGCACTTCCAAAATTACAACTTTCTTTTTGCTTTTGTTTTATGCGCTCTTTTCGTACCCTTTTAACAACCTTTTGATATTCCTTATATTTCTTGCAATTTATGTGGCACTCTGCACTTCTGTCCATGCAACCCTTACATGGTATCGTCATCTTTTATCAACCCTTTATTTCTTAGATAGTTTTCAACATCACATAAATATAATATTGCTTCTTGCATATCTTCATCCTTAACCATTATAAATCCATTATTGTCCATCTTTGTGAATCTATGCCCCGGAAGCGGAAATCCCCTTTCGCTTACATTATTTAATTTGTATCCCACTTCTTTAATATATTTCACTATAACTGTTAACAGCACTATTACAAAAACAAATGTTTTCATATCCATTCCTGCATAAAAACAGATTATTGGAATTATTATTTGTATTACTATGGCTATCTTTCCTAACTCTTCAATGGCTGCATATTTAAACGCAATCAACAATTCTATAAATGTTTCTATCATTGTTTTAAAAACACTTTTTTTTTTACCTTTTGCATTTTTTTCATAATACTGTTCCTTTCAATCCTTCTTTTAACAATTTTAATTTTTCTCCTAATCTCTTTCTATATGGATTTAATTTGCATCCCTCACACATATGTTTGTTTTCTTCCATGAATAAATTGTGTCTCACTTCTTTACATATTTCACAATGCTTTTCTTTTGTTTCCTGTTCATCTGCAATAACATATACTTTTAATACTACAACATATGTATCTTGTGTTTTCTTTTTCTGAATTGAATATGTAATATTTTCACTGTTGTTTACTGCTATAATGTTTGTGCTAACCCATTTACAGCATTTTAAGTATGCTTCTTTCATATTCTTTCCAGAAAATTCTCTCTCTATTATTTTCTCACTTATATACATTTTGTTTAACCCTCCAACTCTTCACGAGCCTTTACTGCACATTTATCGGCTAATTCATTTAATGGGTCACCTTTATGTCCTGCAACCTTTACCATTTTAATTGTAAGCTTTTTTGTATATACAAGTTTAAACATTTTCTCCCATATATTTTTATTCTTCACTGGCTTATCTTCTGCTGTTTTCCAATCATTGTTATACCAGTTTAGAAGCCATCCTTTTGTTATAGCGTTCACAACATACGCACTATCACTGAATATCGTCACCTTTTTATATCCCTCTTTTAAGGCTTTTACTAACGCCATATATACCGCTGTAAGCTCCATTTCATTGTTAGTTGTACTTTCTTTAGCACCCTTTTTAATTCTTACATCTACAGACTCATTATCCACCTTTACGGCTACATACGCCCAACCGCCTTTTGCATCTTTACTTCCATTATTAGAACACGCTCCATCGGTGTAAAAGTATATATCATTCATTTTCTTTTTTCTCCTTCATTATCTCCGCATAAATCTTGATAAGCAACTTTGCTTCTAATTCCCACAATGTTTTCCCATATACATAGCCAACCCATTCCCGTTTAGAATTTAATACAGAACAATTATAATAAATAAATTCACCATTTTCCCAATATTCTTTTATACCTTGCTGACTGTATCCATATCTTTTGCATATACCATGTATGATGTATTCTAAATCATCAATTTTTAGCATACTTCCTTTTGGTATTTTTAATTTCTGCACTGGTTTTACTTTCCACAAGAATTTGTTTAATATGTTTTTGTTTTCTTCAATTCTGCAATCAATGTCCAATATTTGTTTTGCGTTCATTTTGTTTCTCCTAAAATAAAATGGCAGGATAAGTAGTCTTGCTCCTACCATCCTGCCAACTGTGATTTACTATTTAATTAGAGTATTCATTTTTTTTAATAACTTTTACATTGTATGATTATTTAGCTCAATTTTGAAATTTTAAAAACGTTCAGATATATTTTATTGTAGTTTTTAACACATTATCAGATTTTTTGTTTACGTGTTACATTTTAACGATTAGATTTCCCAATCATCATCGTCCTCTTCTTCTGTATCTTCCTCACCTTTTGCATCATCAGCTTTCAGCATATCTGCATATACATCTGGTTTCTGTTTTGGTTTTACTTTCAGACCTCTTTCTTTGCACATTTTGAAAAGCTCCATTGCGGATTTTCCTACATACGGGTCTGTTTCTTCTTCATCTTCTCCCCAGTCATCGTCCTCTTCTTCGACTGGTTCTTCTTTTTTAACAACTTTCTTTGATGTTGTTTTCTTTTCTTCCTTTGCTTTACCTTTTCCCTTAGATGGTTCAATCTCACCGTTATCAAGTTTCTCTAACAGTTTGATAAGTTCATCTTTTTTGCGGCTCTTACACATTGAAGAAATACCACGTTTACAACATAATGCATAAAGGTCTTTTGCTGTCATAGATTCATAGGTACTTTCTTCCTCTTCATCATCTGACCATTCATCTTCCTGTTCTTCTACATCCTGTTTTTTTGCTTTACCTTTCTTTGGTGCTTCTTCTTCCTGCGGTACATCAAGTTCTGGTTCTTCTGTTTCCATATCTTTAAGTCCTGTCTCTACAACTCTTGCTGTTACTTTAGCAGGAAGTGCTTTTAAAATGTCTAACAGATAATCACTATCTGCAAGTGCTACTGTTCTTGCAAAAAGCGGAAATCTACTTCCAATCTCTGCAATGTTTTCCTTGTTGTTTCCATAAATTTCTTTTGCCGCTTCATATGCGCTCCAATTTTTTGCCATAACATTATTCTCCTTTTCTTCTCTTATTGTTTCTCTTTGTTATGTTGTCTTTATACTAACACATTTATTTGTTTGTGTCAATACCTTTTTAACAATAACTTGGATTTGTTTTTTCAATTGCTTCATTCAAACAATCTCTTAATTGTATAAGTCCTTCTTTGTCGACTAAACCGAGTCCACCCTTTAGGAAAATTCTTACTTCTTTTCCGTTTTCTTCTGTTACAAGCTGTTCTGTAACCGCATAACCTTCTAAATCATTTGTTTTAACGTTCCTTGCTTCTGAAATAACAATATTTCGCTGTTCTTTAAAACGCCTTTTAGAAAGTTCATTATAATTTAATCGTCCCATTCTCCTGCACCCCCTTCACTTTCTTCTACACTTGTGTCGGGAAGTTCAATAATGGCTTGGAATCTTAACTGTATCAATTCTTCATCGACTAAACTGCAAATACTTTCTACATTTACATTATCTGTCAATGATTTAAAAGGGATTGTTGCATTTCCATCCTTATCAAAGTTAATCGCACCAATTGTAAAAATACCGAGATTCATTGGCTTTTTATCTGGCACTTTTGCATGAAGTGTAATATCATTGTTCAGACCTTGTAACAATTCAACACTTGTCAAAATCTCGTCATATCGCAATTTGAACTTTACTTGAATTGTTTTATTCTTTCCAATGCTCAACCCTTCAAATGAAGCAATACCTTGCTGTTTTAATTTTCTCTCCATCTGCTTTCCTTCCTCCTTTCTTTGTTTTTCTTTTTGAACTCTTGTTCTCTTTCTGCTCTCTCCAATTCTTTCTGTTTCATGTAAGCCATTCTTGCTTTTAAATTTTCTTTTGTGTTACCCTGCTTACAAATACTATTATACTTCTTTTCTTCTGGTTCGTCAAGTGATAATTCAAAATTGTTTTGAATTTCTTGCCCTTGTATAAGTGCTTTAAATGCCGCTATATCACTTTCTTTTATTGCAACCCATACTTCATCTGTGTTAATGAATTGAAAGGCAAATACGGGCAATTTATGAGCTTCTATGGCTTGTGCTTCTAGTTGGTGTAGCACATTTTGTTTTATGCTGAAACTTTCATGGTCTGTACTTTTTAATTCACACAAACAATGTTCGTTTTGTCCGTCACCTTTATCAATCCATGTTGCTCCGCTGTTTCTTGTCGGCTCAAAACCTAGCCTGTGCATCACTTCTACTTCATTCTTTCTATACCACTTTGTGTTACGTTTAGGCATTATAATACGTCCTCTTCATCATCTATATTATAATTTTTAACATTTTCACAAGCTTCTTTACTATCACAACATTCACATTCTATATCACCGTCATATGCTCCAAAACAATCTCTTGCTTCTGTTTCAATCATACATTCTTTCTCACATATGCATAAGTTGCACTTTCTAATCCCATCAATATGACAACCAAAACAAACGGGTTTTAACATTCTTTTTAAAAGATAATCCATACTTCTTAACGTGTTACCATTTGCATCTTTTTTGTTATGTAATTCCATTTCATTTGTCTGTGTCCCATCTTCCATTTCCATAAAATTACAAGCACTTTCTAATGTTTGATGTTTCTGCTCTCTTTTATTTGTTTCATTCAAAACATCCAGAATATCATTTGCTGTTAAAATGTCCAATTTTACAACCCTATTATATTTTTTTGAGTTCTCAATTTCAGTCTGTAATTGTTCTGCTAACTGCTCAACATTGTATCTCTTTCTAATTATCATTTTGTTTTACTCCTTCCAGATACCATCATTTACTGTCCAATGTCTTATTTCACATATTTAACATACTGTAGCAGTAATGTCTACAACCACTTTTGTAAACTCGTCAACATCACTTAACAATACGATATCACCATTGCTTAACTTACAAGCATTACCAACTAACACTCTATTTGCATAAATAGCTTTTGTTTTCATATACAATTCAGAATCCTGCTTTAGAATAAAACAATCGCCTTTTTTCAAAGAACTAAATAAGTGTTCTTTTTCATAGCCTATAATTTTAATATTGTTCACTTTCTTGTTACTCTCCTTATATTTTTTGTCTTTTATATTGTTACCAACATTTTTTTTACGATGACTTTTACTAAAATAATTATCAATTACAACAACATTCGGATTCTTTTTTATAAACATATTTTTGTATACAATAGTTGTAAATCTCGCATCAGCAATCTCAATACCTGTGACAAGTGTGTATACTTTTAATACAGACCTTATTATCGTCAATCTTATTCCAATCGTATTTATATTAACAGTATTTTTACTTATGTTAACAACATTATTTGTTATTATATCATATATAGTGTTAACATCAATATCTATGACCTTTGTATTACATTTATTCGCACTTGACATTGTATTTAATGTTGATAACAAAACGCTTTTTGTTCTTTCATTTTTAATCATTTTTAATCTGCACTTATAAAAAACATAAATCATATTTTTCATTGTTATGTCTTTTGTAATAAATCCAAATTCAATCTTGTTTTCATTATAAATATCAACTACTTTATTTGCTACTGCTTCTTTTTGCATTGTTTTATTCTCCTTTGCTATCTATTTGTTTTTCCTAAACTCAATGCTATCATTTTTATGTAATCTTTATCATCTTGTTTTAATCTGTGCCATAAATCAAAACCCGTTGTCCCATCAAAATCATAAAACACATAGTAATAATTTGTTTCTTGTAAAATGTATAAACAAACACCCTTTTGTAATTCTACCAATTGTTTTGCGAGTTCATCGTAGCTCTTATCTGTTATAAGGTTTGTGTTCTGCTCATAATACAAATAACTATGTATTAGAACTGTTCTTTGTAAAAACTCTATTCTTTCACGCATTGTCCAATATGTTGGAAATTTAATCTTCATATGTTTCTTTCCTTTCTGGCAACTGTGATATTTTGTATGCTAACGTTGCACACCTTAAAATATCTAAATGATACTGTTTAATAACTTCTGTTATTTCCATTTGTTTACCTCCAAAACTTTTGTTTTTTCTATTTACAATATATATCAATGTTATTTCCATCTACTAAATGTACACAATACCAATGTGCTGATGGATAATAACCAGACATCCCACAATCTTCAATTTCTTCAACAAATTCACTTTCTTCAAGTGCTTCATACTGTTCTTCTGTAATAATTTCACAATTCATTGTTTTAATTGTTTCCATTGTTAATTCCTTCATAACTTTTACCTCCAACCTTTTGCTTTCCTTAACTCTGTAATTATAATAACATATGTTTTAATATTTGTCAACACTTTAATAATAAATATCTACTGTTTCATTATTTACAAGATGTAAACAATATAACTGCATTCCAACATAATAACCAGATGCACCACAGTTTTCTAATTCTTCTACAAACTCATTTTCTTCAAGTTCTTGCAAATCTTCTAATGTAACAAATTCTCCATTGAGTTCCATTAACTGTTCGATTGTATAATTCTCCATTTTGTATACCTCCAAAATTTTGTTTTCCTTTTGTTTATGCTTTAATTATATACTATAGGGTTGAGCTTGTCAACCCTTTATTTTAAAAGATTTAACATTTTTGTATATCTTTCAATTTCTTTGTTATACTCTTCATTTGTATATCCCATTTGGTGAAGAAGTTTATTGTTACAATTTTCAATTTTGTTTTCTATCATTGTTTTAACCTTACTTTTTGTTACTTTACTAATTGGTTTTAATTCTTCATTGTAATCTACTACAAACATTAAATTGTAAAATGCTTTTTCTACTGCTTTCATAACTTATATCAACCTTTCTGTATTCAATCTTTTGTTTTCTTTACTGTAACTATACTATAATACAATATAATATCTATGTCAATAACTATTTGTAAAATATTTTAATTTATTTTGGTTAATAATATAAATCACATTTCATGTGTATTAGTTATAGTGTTATGTTAATAGTATTATAGATATATGTTTATTCACTACGTTCATAAACATTACTTATCCCCTTTAAGAAAGAAAATTCCCCTTATTTTAAAAATTTATCTGCTTTATTCCATTTTGTTTGCAATATTGTTTTAAAGACTTTATGTTATTTCTTTTAAAAATTTCCCTTGTTTTATAAATAACATCATCTAAATTTATCAATGCTTTTTGTTTTGATGTATACCTGTCATATGTAATTGCTATTCCTGTTTTATAATGTGTTATTGAATAACATTTGCTTTCCAATTTTACAATAACAATATTTTTATATTTTGTCTTATAACATGGTTTCTTTATGACCTTTCTATCACATCCCATTATATTACATTCCATTCTAACCCTCCTATTTAACGATTTAAGCGACTTTTATTTATCATGTTATAATTTATACATTTATGAGTATAATTCCCTTAAAAAGCATTTTAGAGCTTTGTTCTATGTTTCCTGCTTCTTTTATTCTTTCCGCTTTTATTATAATATTTATCTTTCTGCATAAATGCTTTTTCACTATACTTTTCTAAATGTATACAGTTCTTTAATATACATTGCCTTTGTTTTACAAGTTCTTTATTAAGTTCCCCTTCATGCTCTTTATAATGGCAGTAACCTATACTATTATTTATTATGTTTCCTTCTATAGATATTCCTTTCCTGTACATATCCATTCCTCCTATAACTTTAATATGCACCACAATGCACCTATTTAAACGAATAAGGCACTTTTATATTATAACCCTATAAATATATAATAGCAAGTATAAATGCTTTAGAATGGCAAATAAAAAGGACAACTATAAAAACCGCCCTAAAAGTTTTCTTCTTTTAATTTCTGCATGGTAGGATGTATAAAACCATAACAAGCAATACAATATGCATCTGCTATATCATCGTTTATTTTACAACGTGTTTTGACTCCATTTATCTTTACATTAACTACGCCTTTTGTTCCCCTGCCTTTATATGGAATAACAATTTTTTTTAACAGACCCTTCGTTTTAAGATATTGTATTGTAAGATATTTGTTTGGATTTATTCCATAACTATTCTCCTGTGCTTTTGTTGTTCCAACTATTTGTGTTTTCCATGAATTTGTATTAACACTATACATCTTTATATTATACTGTGATAATACATCATTTATACTTGCTAACAATCCTGCTGTTGACATTATATAGTTTTCACTTAAATGTCCTTGTGAAAATAACCTGATTCTTTCAACAATACACTTTGTATTTCTTTTATCTAATCTATATTCTCTAACAATTCTATGTATTGTTTTTCTCATTTCTTTTCGTTTATCACTATTATTATAACAGTTTTTAAAATCAACGCTTATAAATTCTATCGGAATTTTATCACACATTAAACAAATGCCTGTTCTGTTATAGCTCTCGTCAATACCTAAAATATATAATTCATCTGTTACATATTTAAATATACAATTTTTATGATGTTTCTCTTCACCTCTACAACAAGCCGCAACATGACCTTTATTAAAACCATCATAAACTGTGCTATTAACACTATTATAGAATGTTCTCTCATGAGTTATCTCATTTTCACATATTAAATGCTTTTCCATAGAATAACAGATATTATCCCATGCCGTACACCATTCAAGATTATTAACATTATTATTTTTTGGGTTTTCATCTATATGATTTACTGTATCATAAAAATATGGATTGTCTATAAATGTTTCTGCAACTAATCTATGTACTTGATATTTCTTTGTTTTTCCTTCTTTGCTCAACTTTACTAACAATCTTCCTTTTTTAGTTTCTTCCGGTTTCAATAATTTATTTTTTTTAATATTTCTTACATTTCCAAATGTACTAACATCATAAATACCTTCGTATCCTTTTATATCCTTCCATCTTTCATTTTCTACCACTGTTTTATCTCCTTCCTAAAATGTCTTGATTATGAAAAAATCTTCTTAACGTCCATACTTCTGAAAACCACATTGGAGTAAGCCATATAGTTCCAATATCTTCTGGCAATACTGGCTCTGGTTTCGTTAGTGTGTTTCCATGTATCACATATCCTGCCAAATTATGTAAAGCAAGCTGAATGTAACACATATGTACACAAGTTATGTCTATATCCTGCCCTACAAAATACACATGGTTCTGATAGTTGTATTTGTGAAACATACTCTTACATAATTCACTTGCACTTATAAGTGTTGCACCTGCTCCACAAGTAGCGTCATATATGCTTGTATATCCCTGTTTATGTACTGTTTTACCTAACTGCTTTCTTTCAATTAAAACATTTGCCATAGCTTCACAAACACTATATGGTGTAAAGAACTGCCCTGCGTGTTTATTTGATATTTCTAATTCCATAAATAAACTACCTAATAAATCTTGGTTCGGTCTATGTTCTAGTTCTTCCACAAGTAAAGCAAACATTTGAGGGAAAAGTTTCTGCTCCTTTTTATCATAGTTGTTTATGATACGCATATATTCCTTTTCTCGCTCCGTATATACGCTTTTAAATGGTTCTTCTTTAGATAATGGTAAAATACTTGTATTAGCTAATGTAATGGCAAATAAATCCATACAATCACCCCATACGGTATAAGGAGATTTACTATTGCATAACTTTTTAAAACCATTCATAAACCTTTTCTTATAATCACTATTTGTATCTACTTTCACGTTCCTCAATCCTCTTTTTATATAATCTCGCTGTTTGTTTTAATGCTTCAATTTGTTCTTTTGTTTGATACTCAATAACAATGTCTTTTCTATGTTTTGAAAACCATTCTTGTTCTACAACGTCAACATAAAAACCATTTTGAACATATGTAGATGCATTGTATATTAAATATTTTCTTCCGCATTTTGTCTGTATACTTCCACAGTAAAAACATCTGACATTATTAAATATAAAGCTTGTTCCTACTTTTATTTTGTTACAATCACCGCATCCCATTGTTTTCAATTCATTGTCATTTCTAATCCAACCACAAATAAATTTATCACATGACCTTGCATTACATCCATAACGAAAACAACCAACATTATTAAATCCATTTTGTTTTCTTGTTTTATCAAGATAAACACAATCTTTGCAATTTATAAATCCCTTAACCATTTTATACATTCTTCCTTTTCTGTAAATACTGGATAACAGTCAATTCTGTTTCCCATGTAGCCTGTGTTTATGTTTGCATTTAAACAATTAAAAATACTCATGTATTTGTTTTGCAGTTCTTTCTTGCCACACACAACCTTTTGTTTTTCAAACCTATATATTGTTTCATGTTTTCTCACAATGATTTCTTTTACCGTACATAGAAATACAATATTTGCTTTGTTCCCTTCCCTTTTGCTTTTAAATACCAAAAACACTTCCTGTTCTGGTTCTAATTCTAAATATGCTTTCTTCACTTTCTTTTTACACTCCTTTGTTTCACACTCCATGCAATCTAAATATGTTACATTTAATTTATATGCTTTACAATATTTAGACATTTTGTTTTCCTCCTTTTGTTTTGTTTATTATAACATAAAAGGGTTGCAAAAAGCAACCCCTAAATTCTTTCCTTTGATTTTTTATAACATACTTCACGCATTGGACACTCCTGTGCTTTTTTACAGTTATAACCAATACACTTTGTATGCCTACTTATCATTTTATGTTTCTTTAATAGCCTTTGCTTATATTCCTGTATTTGTTCCAACCTTCGTATATATGGTGCTATCTCACTTGGATTGTAGTCATATTTATAGACTTTAAATTCCTGTGTATTTTTATCATCACACAAAACAATTCCTTTGTGAATCCCTGTTAGGTACATATATAACTGGCATTGTTTTCTACCGCTTGCATGGTATTTTTGTTTTTTAAATGTAAATGTATTAACGCTTTTTATTTCTACAATATAATTGTCCTTTGGTACACTATCATCATATACCCCTGTAAGCTTCATATTACGTGGTAAATGGCAAATTATATCAGGTGTGTAAGATAAATCATATTCTTCTGCAAAACGGCTATAATCACATTCTAGCGGCTTACATAAGCCACCACGTATAAATAACCTTTGCCACTTCTCATGTATTGCATCACCCTCTGAGAAGATACGCTTTAATCCTACTGGTGTTTGTTCTCCCTGTAACTGTTTATAATATAGACTTAGTAACTGTTGCCTGTAGCAAAATTTATCATCTGATACAATAACTGCGCTTGCATGTAAGCCTTTTCTTTCTGTTGTTTCTGCACCCCTTGTCATAACAGACTTTAAGAATTTTAATTCCTCTGGAATGTTTTTGTCTAAGTAAAAAAGGTTATTTAATAACTCTTCAATGTCACGTTCCTCCGATGTTTGTAATTTAGCTCCTGTTTGTTTAGCATCATTCTTTATATCTTCTAAGATTCCCATTTTATACCACCTTCTTTCGATTCTTCTACAATGTGTATAGAAATAATGTCTTTCTTTTCATGTCCAGTATCACAAAACCTTTTTATACATTCTTCTTTGTTTAATGCATAACAGAAAAATCTATGTTCTGTGATACCTTCTATATTTCTTTGAAATATTATACAATAGAATGTCATTCTAGCATTTCCTTATATAACTTTTTATGTTCTTCCATTATTTCTTTTCTCACACTGTCAAGGTCTGCAAAATCTACAAAACCACGTTCATAGAATAAAGGAATTTCACAGCTTTGCATTGGCGGTGATACTTTGCTTTTTACAACCTTAACTTTCATTATCATTCCAATACGTTCTTTTGTTTCTGTATTAAATGGGTTATGGTTTGGTATTTCTACATAACCTTTCCTTGCTACCTGTATTCTTAGTGAACAACTATGTTTTAATTTGTGTCCTCCCGGTGTTTGTATATTATCACCAAAAGGTAATGCGTTCATTTTATCACGTATCTGATTTATGAATATAACTGTTGTTCCTGTTTGTTCAATAACATCTTCTAATGTAGGTAAATACTTATCCATAAGCCTTGCTACACCACCAATGCGCATTTCTTGTTCACTGTCTGTATTTACTGCTTTTCGTATCTTTTCAATATCATCCTTTGGCTGTAATGATGGAACGCTATCTATTACTATCAGTGGTATCCCTTCTTCTGCAAAACGTATTGCCCTGTTAAAAGCTTTCTCCCCATACTGTGCATTATATATAAGCATCTGTTTTGGTCTGTTACCGAAAAGCTTTGCCCGTTCACTATCAAATGTTCGTTCTATTGGAATATTAAGACACATTTCATGCTGAGCGCATAACTGGTATGCAAGTGTTGTTTTCCCTGCACTTTCTGCACCAAATATCTCTATTGTTCTTCCACATGGCACACCGCCACCAATAATATTATCCAAATCTACAAGTCCCGTACTCCACCGAGGTATTTCTAGGTTTTTACTTTTACTACCTAAACTGTAAACACTTCCACTTTCCTTTTTGTCTATCTCATTACATAAGCGAAGAATGCCTTCTTTATTGAATCCTTTACTCTTCATTTGCTGTATCCCCTCCTAACGCTATATTTGCCATTTTAAGCCACTTTCTAAGAGTTATGCATACATTTACATACCTACTAGGAATTTGTTCTGAATAAGGCTTATTATCGCTTTCTTCTAAGAGTTCATCAAACTTGTTTAAATACCATTCTGCTTTGTTTAAATCTTCTAAACCATTCTTAGACTTATAACGCCATAAATATTTATATGAATTTACAGCACAGTATTTAGCTAAATCCTTTGTTCCAAAAGTTGCCTGCATTGCATCTATACATTCTATAGAACAGCTATCTGCATAATGCTTTGGATGATTTACCATGTCTGTTTCTTTTGCTTTTTCTGTAATATCTTTTACTCTCTTATATTCCTTTTCCTTTTTGATTTCCTGCACCTGTTCATATTTTCTTGCCATTCCTATCAACCTATCCTTATAATCTTCACACCAAAAAGTATCCTCTAATACACCTGTATGGTCGTCATTCATACAGTCAATTGCAATTACTTCAAATTCTCCACCTTTTGTTTCTCCAATTTCTTTACAATATCTACAGTTACTGCACCTTCTATAATGTTCAAAATACATTTTATCACCTCGCCATTAAACTACTGTTGTATTTTACAACCCTACTAAGGTATCGCTTTTTATCAAATTCAAGCGCACCCTGTTCTTTTAGAATATCAATAACCCTACTTGTTACTGCTCTACCTTTACAACGGTCATAAAAATCATCATAACTTTTAAATGCTCCTTTTTTTCGTTCCTGTTCTATTGCTTCTGCCGCCTTTTCTCCTACACCTTTTATAGTGCTTATTCCTTGCTGTATTACATTTTCTCCGTCATATGTTCTAAGGCTTGTTAATGCACTATAATTTACATGCGGTAACATTACTACAACTCCGTCTTTTACAGCACATTCAGAATACTTATATACTTCTGCATCATTCTGTGCGAACTTAACTTTTGTAAACCAAAACTCTGTTGGATAATATACCTTGTACCACATCTGGTCTATAGGAATAAGTGCATACGCTGTGGAATGTCCCTTGTTAAAACCATAGATTAGCATACTCGCCCACAAGCTGTCTGTTTCATCTTTGTTCATCCCTTCTTTTTTGCAACCACTATAAAAATCTTTCTTCATCTGTGCGATTATTGGTTTGTATTCTTCTTTGTGCAAGTTTTCTACTTTCTTCATAATTTTTAACATATCGAAAGACTGCTGTGGTGTAAGGTGTCCAACTTTCTGTGCTACTTCTACCGTTTGCTCTTGGTATAACATTGTACCGTATGTTTCTTTTGTATATTTGTAATATGGTGTACTTGTGTCAATATTACCACCCATTTTGTTTTTTGCAAACTGCTCATGCATTTTTAGCTGTAATGGCGCAGGACGGTTAAGAGCATTTACCGCAATAATATCTTCCACACAATCTGCGTGAATTGTTCTAAGAATCTTTTTAGGTGTACTTTTCTCAAACTGGAAGATACCTTCCGTTTTTTCTTCTCTAAAATTCTTTAAAACTTTACTATCACTTTCTTCCTCTTCTGTTACCTTATGCCCCGTAAGCTGTTCTAACTCTTTTAACTCTCCCATAGTAGAAAGTCCTAACATATCAAATTTTGTACAGTTAATATGTTCTAAATCATCTTTATCAAAACAACTGCTCAATGCTCCTGTTTTTCTATCACGCATTATAATACAAGTATAATCAGATATATCAGTTCCAACAACTGCCACCCCTGCGGCGTGTTTTCCTAGATACCTTATCTTTCCATACATCTTACAGAAATGCTTTATAATATTGTCATACTGTTCATTGTATTCTTTTGTTTGTTCTGTTTTCTTTAAGAGTTCTAAATCAAGTTCTCCATCATGTTCAAAACCTTTTATATAACTCTTTATCTCTGCGACCTTCTTTTTGTTTTCTTCTGCTTCATAGTAATCTGCTTCTTTTGTTGTTATAAGTCCACAAACACCTGCTAAATCATTTACAAGGTTATCAACTCCATACATCCCATAAGAACAAATTTGAATAGCTTTATTCGGATATTTATTGATAACATAATCAATAACTTCTTGTCTCCTTGGTGTCTCGAAGTCTGTATCTATATCCATTTATACCCTCGGTTTCCCGATATTTATTAAGGGGATTAGACTATCTCACCCATGTATAAATACATGGCATTTGCGCTTCGGTCTGGTGCTTATCTCCAAACCTACTCTGGTTACACTCACCACCAGTTAGTCGTTACACCTTCCATAATGGCTTGGCACGGTATTAGCATACCTTTATGGCTATAGCCTTCACCGTTAGCAGACTGTTCTACAATCCACACCGTTAAGCAACGTTCACAAATGATGCCCAATATTGTTTAGGCAGAGCTTTCTTTTCTTTACGCATAAACCGGCTAAAATCAAGCTTATATTTAATGCTGTCTACATCTGTTATACCTATTGCATAAGCTACCAAACAATTGCAAGCTGAACCTCTTCCCTTGCCTACTGCAATTCCCTGTTCTTTCGCCCAGTTAATATAGTCACGGACTATCAAGAAATAATCAGCAAAACCATGGTAGTTAATAACTTCCAATTCTTCCTTACATCTGTTTATATATTCTTTTGTATATTTCCCTCTATCTTTTAAACCCTGTTTTGTAAGTTGTAAAAGTTCTTTCTTTCCATTTGCTGTTTTTGGTAACTCTAATTGTAATCCATCAAGAATGTTGTCCTCAACCTTATTATAGATTTCTTTCATATTGTCTACAAACATTTCTGCGACTTGCATACTGTTTTTAAACTTCTTTTTATACATATTTGCAAAACGTTCTGTTATCTCATATTCACTTGGCATATAACGTTCTCCATATGTATTCTTTACGTCAAGCGTTGTTTTGCCAATTTCATGCATTTTACAATATGTATCAAAATCTTCTTTTCTTCCAAAATGGCTATCACTTGTTAGAATACATTTTATCTTTCTTTCCCTTGCTAAATGCATCAATGTATAGTCAACCTTCTGCTGTGTATATTTGTTATCTATCTTGTAAGGCTGTATTTCAGCGTATAAGTCATTTTTAAATATAGCCTTAAATTTATCCAATAGCTTTCCTGCTGTGGCTTTATGACCGTTTAAAATAGCTTGTGAAGTGGCTGACGCTATACATGCTGTAGTACAAATTAAACCACCATGGTACTGTTCCAATAATTTGAAATCCACTATCGGTTTCCAATGAAACTGTTCTGTATTTGCTTTTGTCATAATATGACATAGATTTTTGTATCCTTGTAAATTCTTTACAAACAAATTTAAGTGGTAGTACCTTTTACTTTGTTCATTCTTCTTGTTATAGTCTGGTAAAAAATATACCTCACAACCAATAACTGGTTTTATTCCTACTTCATTACAAGCTTGATAATGCTTGATTAAACCACTTATGCTTCCATGATCTGAAATCCCTAATGCTTTATATCCCAACCCTTTTGCTATGTTTGCTAAATCTTTTGGATTCCCAAAACCATCAAATAGACTATACTCTGTATGTCTATGTAAATCGAAGAAGTTGCCCATATTCAATTTCCTTTCTTTCTGTTCTCTATTTTCACTTTATATTATAACAAAAGGCTTGAACTATGTCAAGCCTAAATTATTCTTTATTCTATTGTTTCTTTTCATTTCTTGTATTTTGCAATTTATTTTCCAATTTGTCAAGTCGAATAAGAATCTTGTCAAGTTCCATATGTACTCTATCTACATTGTCATACATATTACGGCTAACAGAATCAATGCTATTATTTACAGAACATTTTTCATATGCTTCTTTTGCACCACGCTTCTTTGCTTTCTTAATTTGTCTTTCAAATTCTTTTCTTGTTATAAACATTTATTTATTCCTCCCAGTCATCCTCTTCTTCGTCCCATTCATCATCTTCTGGTTCTTCGTCCGCTTCTTCCAAAAGGTCAATATAATATTCTTTTGACTTCTTTGGTTTACAATCAATATCCCTTTCTTTACAGAGTTTATAAAGTTCTTGTGGTTTCATGCTTTCATAATCCTCTGCTTCTTCTTCGTCCCATTCATCATCTTCTGTTTCTTTTTTAGGTTTTGATTTTGATTTCTTCTTTTTAGATTTTTTGTCCTCTTCCTCAAAATCTTCGTTGTTATCAGATGGGTATGCTTTATCAATTGCTTTCATGATTGCACTATCAGACATTGGTTTTGCTTTAATACGGAATTTGAGAGGATTTTCACCAACAACTGTAAATGATTTATTTGTTGATTTTCCACTTTGAATAATCGTATAATCTCTATCTAACAATGTCCCATTGTTTTCATACAGTACCGCAAGCGTAGGAACTGGACTACAATTATTAGCAGCAAACATAAGTAACTTAACTTCTTTGCTTTCATAATCATACACGCTCCATGCATACAACTTTCTTGTTTTAATGTTTTCCATATCACAGTATGGACAATTCCTTCCGAACTGTTCTTGGCATGGTACATTTATTCCCTGTTCAAAACTGTTATGAAATTCTACTTCAATACCATCTTCAAAATCTGTTAAGAATCTGATACGTGCTTTTGTTCCTTCTTTAAAAAACATGAACTTGCCTTTGCTACTTCCACTTTTTGCAATTTCACTTTTAATTTCACTTAATGTAATTTTTCCCATTTCTTTTTGTTCCTTTCTGCTAATGTTTTGAAAAGTTAGATTCAAATTTGTTTATGCATACACCGCTAAAATCTTCTATGTTTAGAACATAACCTCCGAACTCAATCCAACCATGCTTTCCTGTTCTATACACTTCTTTTACTACTTTCATAATATTGTCAATCGTTTCCATAACTTCTTTCTTTGCATCTGCTGTGATAATACTTAAAAGTTCTTTGTCGAATTTGTCTTTGTTTTCTGTCCTTTCAAAACCTATTCTTTCAGTATATGTTTCCACAAGCTCTTTATACTTTTCACTATTTTCATCATACTCCTGTTTTATACACTTGTCAAGATTAAATTCTTTTCCTGTGTTCTTTTGTATCAGTGAAATTCCTATTACTATTTCTACCGCTAATTTCATACAATTTCCTCGTTTCTCTTATACATTTTTTTATTTGTTTCTCGTTCATTTCTCCGCAATCTTTTATATTCTCTGGATATTGAAACCTTACTACATTAAAAAACCTTTCTAAATATTTTGTTCCCTTTATTCCGCATTCATCATTATCAAGTGCGCTAACTACAGTTGTTATACCTTTATCTTTTAACTTCTTTGTTTGTTCATCCGATATGTGCCACCCTAAAATAGCAACCACATTTTTTATATGTCCTCTTGTTCTTATTGCTAAGTAGTCCATGAAACCTTCACAAATATATACCACACTGTTTTCAGAATAGTTACCACACAATGTATCACGTTTTCTGAAACCATCGTTATACAGATATTTTCGTTTTTTTTCTACCTGCTTGTTCATTGTTCTTCCAACCCATCCTCTAAATTCTCCATTATCCAATATGGGGAATAATACTGGATAGCTCAGACTGTAGCTTGCCTTACAACGCCCTATATTCAACGCTCTTGCGCTAAATCCACGTTTAGCCATATATTCTGCTACTTGCTTTTCTTCTGCCGTTCTAGGTGTATTCCAGTCTGTTTCATGTAACCCATAATAATATGTATATGCTTCACGGATAGAATTTTTGCTATGTTTTTTCCTTCTGTTTCTTACTTTCACTTGTATGTTTTTTACTTCATTGCTTCTTACTATTTTTTCGAGTAAAACACAACACTGTATGTCATTTAATTTTGGGTTTGCAAACTTTACAAAATCATATGCGTTTCCTTTTGCTCCACAACCAAAACAATAAAAACTTCCTTCTGCTAAATTTACAACCATACTTGGGTTTGCATCATCGTGGAATGGACAAACAATTTTTATCTGCGTACTTTCTGTTTCATAGATTAGTCCATAATAGATTAGAACTCTTGCTAAATCGTTTCCGTTATATTTCCTCTGCATCCTGCTTCATTTCCGTTATTTTAATGTATGGTTCTCCTAACTGTAATTCATAGCACCCTTTTATATCCTTTATTTTTAGCTCTCCTAATTCGCTAAGATTATTTAATTTATCATTGTCAACCTCTTCCATTACGTCAATGAATTTCTTGAACGTCTTAGCATCAACTCCACACTGTTTCAAATACTCAATCAAACCTTGCATATTGTTTATTGTGTATGTTTTATTTACAAATTGTTTTATTATTTTTTTTGGAATCCTTTGTTTTAACTTTTCTATATCCCATAAAATCTTTTTTGTTCTTACTTTTGTCACCTTTATGTTTTTATCTCCAATACCAATATCAAAAGTATTTACATTGTCTTTTAAATTGCTAAACATGAAATTAGAAATTGCAAGCTGTTCTTTTTTTCTTGTTTCGTTGTAATACTTGTCAAAATCTTTCTTCTGCTGTTGGAGATTGTAAAGAGTTTTTACACTCTTACTTATTTCCTTCATGTTCACTTTCATACTTTTCAATCACAGCCTTTCTGCCATATTCTGTTCTCTGTTTTTTAAGATATTTGTTAATATCCATTGGATAAAAGCCATCTGCTTCTCTAATGAAAAGTAATTCTTCAAAAGGTAATTCAAATGTGTTACCAAAAAAACTTTCTGCTCTTACAAGTCTTTTCTTTCTATTTACAGCCGTTACTTTTGCTGTTCTAAGTTTTTTATATACATTGCCGTCTTTTGCTTCTACATAGTGGATAAACACTACAAAAGAGCCAACTTTCAATGCATTTTCAAAAACACTTTCATGTTTTGGTCTTGAATATTTATCAATGATTTCTTCTAACGTTCTTGCAAACGGTAACGGGTAAAGCCTGTTTTCTTCATGCTGTACGACTTTCTTTTCCTGTTTTGGTTTTTCAATTTCTTCTTTATGTTCTTGCAATACTGGTGCATCCCATTTTTCTTCTTCTGTTTCTTCTTCCTGTTTTACTTGTTCTGCACTTTCTTCAATCTTTTTATCAATATCTTTTTTATCATCTTCATACCACATAAGTCTGTCAACAAGCTCTCCTTTATTAAATTTATGTCCTTTGCTTTCAAGCGGTATCTTTCTTTCTCTGCATAACTGTTTTAATCCTGCTACTTTCATTGATTCTAATTCTGTTCTGTTCATGTTTTGTTCTCCTTACTTTTGTTTTTCTTTATTATAACATTTATATTGTTGTTTGTCAAGTAGTTTCAACCTACCAATTTAAAAATTTTAAAATATAACCAATAACCACGATACTTACAATTGGCAACCAAATTGGTGCTGTACCTAACAATAATTTTTTTAACTTCATGTTTCATTCTCCTATTTATGTAAACTTGTTTTCTGCATATTCAAAAATCTATAAGACATATTGTTTACCTCATTTGATTTCTGTTCTTCATTTAATAAGCCAAAGTCTTTCATAGCTGTTAAATATCCATAACAGTTTGACATTGCTTCACTGTATGTCATTAAACTTCTTTTCACAGCTACCATTTGCGTGTTCTCAAATTCTTTATATTTTTGCATCATTTTGTTTTCCTTTCTTTTGTTTCCTTTACTTTATATACACTCCTTAAAATGTAAAATTACTTATTATTGATTTATACTCTTCATCTGTTAAAAGTTCCATATCCCAAAATGCTCTTGCATATCCAACAAAATGCGCTCTGTATTCACCTTCATACCTCGCAAAATCTTCACATGTAATTAAACCGCTAATATACTGATTATATCTATGTTTAACTCTTTTGAGTATAAACGTTCTTCTTTCTTCAATTTTCTTTAATGCTAATGTTTTCATATTGTTTACCTCCAACTTTTGTTTTGTTTTCTCTTAACTTGATTTAATTATACATCAATTTGTTTATTTTGTCAACTATTTATTTAATGCATTAAATCAAAATATGCATCCTCTATTGATGGATTGCATTCTCTATTGTTCATCACATCAATACATGTTTCAACAACTAGCTCTCTCCATTCTGTATCAGTTGGATACGGCTCTCCATCAAACCAATCCTACTTTGTTCCATCTTCAAGCATAAGCTTTTCAACTTTTTCATACAAATAATTAGATACGTGTACTTCATATTCCATAATTACTTACCTCTTCACTTTTGTTTTATTTTGTTTTCCTTACCTTGTAACTATATTATATATCAAAAGGGGTTGTTTTGTCAACCCCCTTTTCGATATTTTTTTATGCAATACAAAACCTTTTTGCTGATTCTTTTACAATCTGTGAACCATATTTTGTTCTGATATCTGCCATCGTTGTTTTTCCATATCCTTTTACTACTTCTTCTGGATTATGCCAATACCACATCTTCTTTTTACTCGCCCATTTAAAACCATTCACTTTGAGTTCTGTTTTACACCCATATGTGTTTCCACTAACCCAAATCCATGAACCACAGATTTCTATATCAACATTCAGATTGATAATACTGTTAATAACATTTCTTAACATTTCATCTTCTGCCATGTTATATTTTCTTTTGTTTTCTGATGTATCGCTGTTTTTAAGGACTTTAAAAAGTTCCTCATATTCTACATTGATAATTTTAATTGCTTCATCAGAGCCACCGTTATCTGGATGATTCTCTTTCACAAGTCTTTTGTATTCTTTTCTTAACTGCTCCAATGTTTCAATGTTTTTAAAATATTTCATAACTTTTTGTCCTCCAAAACTTTTGTATTCCCTTGTTTCTGATTATATTATATAATATATTATTATGCTTGTCAACACTTTTATATAAAATAATTAAAAATATTTTTAAACATAAAATAAGCTATACACTACTATAATAAATATTATAATAATATATAGCTTATATAAATATTACTTATTCTTTTTATGTTCTTTCATTTGTTTTGCTTCTTTGTTTGTATATTCTTCATTATATTTCTTTTTATATTTTTCGTGATATTTGTCTTGCATACTGTGAATACTTACTGCATTGTAGCCTGTTCCATTAAGCTGTTCATGCATTCTGTTTATCTTTTTAAGTTCTTTTGTTACATCTTCTACAAGTGTACTAATGTATTCAGCGTCCGCAATTAAGCCAATGTTTATGCACTTTTGCCACAGTTCTTCATATAACTCTTTTGTTTCTTCTTCCCATTCTTTGTATTGTTCTATTGCATTTTTAACAAATTTATGAAGAACATTGTCGTTTACATCTTCTGTTGTGTATTTACTCCATTCCCTAGGAATAAACTGTATCACTTCTACTTGGTGTACTGGAATAAGTTTTTTATGAATATTTATATATTTGTGGTGTAACTTTCTTCCTTGTGCCACTTCACACATATACTGGTATTCTAACTTGCGTTTAAAACCTTGTAAGCCTAAGAAACAAAAGTAATCTGCAAGCTGTTCATGAAAACATAATGCTTTTTTCATGTGTTCATCAAGCTCTAAATATATTTGTTCTGCACTTTGTTCCTTTTCACGTTTATTTATGTTCATACCTGTATATGTCCTTTGCATATTTTGTGTTTCATTTTTCCTACTCCATGGCTGTTCTTCCTGCGTGTTTGCCTGTTCCTGTTCTGTTACTCCGTATTTCACACCATTTCTTTCATACATTTCTAACACCTCCTACGCTGGTATTGTTGGAAAGTTAAATCCCGTTTTACATAATTCACAAGGATTTACGATAAATGCATTTGTGTCTGTTGCTACATTTGTGTGGTATACTCTTCTGCTTCGTAACTGGTCTGCATGAACATTGTTACCGCATTTTGTTCTAAGAATATACTGCGCTGTTCCTGTTCCAAATGTTATCGCTACAGTATTTGCGCTTGTTATATCTGGAATACTTTGTGCAATACAAATACATACCTTTTCTTTATTACTATATGTTGCTTGTGGTATATTTAATACAAGAACATTATCTACTAATGTTACACTGTTTGTTTTTACAAAATGTATGCAACCACCACAACCACAGCCGTTATTGTTATATAAATTACATGGCATATATATTACCTACCTTTCTAAACGTTCTAATTAAACGAATAAGGGCGGTTATTCACCGCCCCTACAAATTCATCACGCATAAGCGGAAAACCTCTTAAATCTTAAAATACAAGCTCCTAGCCGTATCCTAGCATCCACAGCCATTATTGCAAGCTGTTCCATAATGTGAAAACAACTGTGCGCTTTCATACGGTGAACAAGTCTGATAAGCCGGAATTGGTGTCGGTCTTAATGTTGAAATCAGAGTGGCGTTCTGTGCCTGCTGGCTTAACTGGAAGTTTGCTGTCTGTAACTGGTCACGTAAACTCTGAATCTCATTCTGTGTCATCAATGCTCTTGTTGCATCTCCATCCGCTTTAATTGCATTTACGATATCACAAGTGTTTCTTGCGTTCTCATACCGTACTGCATCAATACTTCTTTGAGTTGTGCAACAGCAATCTGCAAGCTGTGAAGCCAGTGCGTTTGTGTTCTGCATACCTGCTACTGCTACATTGTTAATGGCTTGCTGTGTTCCGTTAAAACCATTGAGTAATGATGTATTCACAGCGTAAAAACCATCACATATACCATTCTCTAAACCATTCAGTTTATTCATAACTGCTTGGTTGTCAAAACCTCTCTGGATTGCGCTGTCGGTGTATGCGCTTGCTGTACTATTCATTCCATTACCTCCCCAGTTGCCAAAGTTTCCACCCCACGCAAGGAGAAAGAAAAGGAAGAAAATCCAACTGCCGTTTCCATCCCCAAACATACCGTCATTGTCTCGTCCTAGTGCTAATGCATCTGCTACACTAAGTCCATTTCCATCCATACTCATAATAAGTACCTCCTTAAATATTATTTATATAAACCTTATGGTTTATACCTACTTAATACCAAACATTTTCTTGAATTGTTGAAACTGTTTTAATGCCTGTTGCATATCAATTCCACGCTGTTTGCACAAGTTCTCTGCCGTTTGTTCTAATTGCTGTTCACTCTTTCCCTGTGCCATTTGCTGTGCCCTCTGAAAAAGAGGATTGCTATTAAAGTTTTTGTTCATCTTCTTTCACTCCTTTTAATTCAAGAATCTGATTTTTTAATATTTCTATAGCCTGCTCAAAATCACTTTGTAAAACATAGTCTGTATTTTGTTTTTGTTCTTTTACATTCTGTTCTTGTAATGTATATACCTTTAACTCTGCACTACCATCTAACATTATTTGTTTTGTGTATATTCTTTTGTTTGCAATATCAGTAAACACAAACATACTTCCATCTAAATCTATCATAGCCGCCTTAGCTTCATCGTAACTGGACACTGGTCTACCTTTTAACATTTGTATGTTCTGCTGTTGCTGACCTTGCACCACATTCTGGTTGTACATATTATTATATTGTCCTTGCAACTGTTCCATTCTGTTTTGTGTTAACTGTTGTTGGTATGGACTCATTCCAACTCCATATGGTGTATAATTGTACATCACTTTCACTCCTTTCTGCTATGACTACATTGTAGCACATATATATTATGCAATGTCCCATAAAAGTGTCTACTTAGTTACATTTTAGTATAATAAAAAAAGGAAGGTCAAATGACCTTCCTAAAATGCTTTACCAATTTTCATCAGAATTTTTCTATGCTTCTTTTTAATCGTTGTCTCTGACATTCCTAATGTATCAGCAATGTAAAGCAAACTCTTTTCTTCTTTGTAATGCATCCATAGAATTTGCTTTTCCTCTTCTGATAGCATAATTTGTTCTAACAGATTTTCAAAATCTTTTACGTTTGTTATCTCTCTTAGTTTCCTTCTTGTTTCACTGTTTGCTTTATCCATTCTTTCCACGCCCCATATACTTGCCGCAAACTGGACAACGCTTTGTTCCGCTTTTAGTTTTTCCAGATTTGGAAACTTTTGTTCTTGTTACTCTTACTGACTTTGTAACATGTATACTTGCTTTAGATGACATTATTTACTTTCACCACCTTCATTGTGAATTGCATTATCGTTGTACTGATTCCCGTTTACATCATTACATTCTGCATTTGCATTATCGCCTTTCGTATCAATATCCACATCTTTTGTCGTGTCATATGTTTCCACATAGTCGAATTGGCTTTCATAGTACACAAATCCTGCATAGAATACGATTGCTTCTAAGAACATTAAAACGATTAAAAGTACAATAATTTTATCTTTTTTTCTATTTGAGTTTGCATATTCCTTTTGTACATCAATCAATATTTTTTCTGTTTCGTTTTCCATTTCTATTCCTCTTAAATTGTAGCTTGTTTATATTCTCCATTCACTTTTATGTATAGTGTTCCTGTTATATATTTACCATCTACTTTTAAATACATCATAGCTGTTTTTTGTTCTCCGCTATCTTTTGTATAACAATTTGCTTTTAATTTGTAAATAGCATATACAATAACATTAGACTTTAATATAAGGTCTGAATCTATATAACTTCCAGTTCCATCTGTTTTCGTATTCCATCCCAAAAAATCATAATTTGCTTTTTCTGCAACTGGCATAGAGCCAACCTTTTCGCCATAATAAGTATTTTTTGTATAAGTGTTTCCACCATTTACAGAACCACCATTATATACGGCATTATACATTATAGAAACCTCTACTCTTTTCCATACCGCATACAACGTTGTATTTCCATTTGTCCCTCCCCAGTTCTGGTTTGGTTGATAACTAGCTGTAGTTGCTGTATCAGACTTGCTCCAACCTAAAAATGTATAGCCTTCTCTTATCGGCTTTACTGAGGAAAGCTTCATATCATATCCATAATAATGATATTGTGCGCTTGGTGCGCCTGTTCCACCATTAGCATTGTAGAATACGCCGTATCTTGGTCTTGCAGGAACATTGAACGATAATTGCGCTCTTGTGCTTCCTCCGGCACTTCCATAATAACCTACTTGCGTACCATATGCGTTACAATATATTGTATGTGTTTTATCATATGTTTCTCTGTTAATCGTAAAACTTCCAGAAACTTCTGCAACTTTCCACCAATTATGTCCGGGATCTGATGTTAACACACCTGTTGCACTGTTTCCACCATCTACAGATATTCCAACGCCCCACTCATAAGCCTGTGTCATTTCTACTCTCGCATAGTAATCTATACGATACTGTGAATCATTTATAGAATATCCGTTTGCTTCAAAGTACCCTCTGTATCGCATATATTGATTTCCAGCGATAATGACATCACCTGTATATGTGCTTGCCATTTATTCCACCTCCTATGATACGATACGGATATAGATATCCCCATCTTTTCCAATCGAATTGTCTGGTACATCTGTTCCGCTTCTAATTGTTGGTAAACTGTTTTTCAAATCTGTTATCTGGTTTTGTAAGCTTCCTGCAACATCTGTTCCCAACTGTCCTTTTATCGAATTAAACCAATTGTTAAACATCGAAGTAAATTGTAAAAACAAATTTGATTCATCAATTTGCTGTACCACACCTTCGACAAAACCGCAATATGTTTTGTCTGGTCTGCGGTCTGTTATGTTTGCATTTGTTATTGTAGCAACACCTACTCCAACGTCTATAGAAGCTAGCACCAATTCATGCACTGTTCCATCGTTTACTGGTGTTATATTAGATACTGCTTCTTTTTTATTTACTTTGATTTCTCTAGTTGAAAGGTTCAGTGTACAGCAAATCAAATCTACAATTGAATAAGATGTGCTATTCGGATTTAGTGTTATGTCCATATCCTCTGTAAGCTCATAATAATACCCATCTATATAAGCCTTTCCTGCTTTTACTGTTACTGTTAACCCGTCTTTTGCAATTACTTTTAATTGGTCTGTTGGCGTTACATATACCCCATCACCAATAAACTGCGAAAAATAGCTTGCAAAGTCTGATGCATCATATACTCTGTCATATACACCACCAGACTCCAATGCATTAAAAAATCCATTTCTTTCTGCCATCATTACACTCCTTTCTAAAAATAATAAATATTTTACATTTCATAAGTACCACGGATATAAAAATCACAACTTACATCATATGCTCCATTCTTGTTAGATACAATGACAAACGTAACATATGGAACACCATTTAATACCGTATTCTTAACAATATTTATATACGGAAGACCGATAGCACCATTTCTATTCGTAGTTGCCAATATTTGTTCAATCTTTATTACCTTAAATGGTAAACCAGCTGGATACCAGTTAAATTCATCTGAATAAAACCAACCATTACTAGACCCATGAGAAGTTACAAAAGTATTGTTTTTTCCATATATACGCCACACTTCAAAATCACCATTGTTATACATTCTATATTTCCAATGGTATTCACCTTCTTGCTCTTGCACTACCCCTTCTTGTGAAATATATACGGAAATTTTATCTTTTAATTGTGCTATATCATTTTTATTTTTTTCAGAAACTAAATCAATATATTTAATATTATTTGTATTTCTATATAACTCTACTTCATTTTGTTTTATTTGTTCCGTTACATCTTTTTGTATCGTTCCATATGTAAATTCAATATCTACTATCTTTCTGTTTCCCTCTTCGGACGTTGTTACCTCCGTTATTTGTGCATCTAAAGATATATCAAGTTCTTTATCTTCAACGGTAACAAAATCACCTAAATAATAATCTTTTCCATATACATATTGCTTGTTTGCTTCTGTTAATGTGGCTGTATAACTTTTTGTTTTATTTGCTTCTGCAAACTTTTCTTTTGCCCTTTGTTTTATTAACTCTTCATACTCTTCATCAGTTAACGTTGTTCCACTACTGCTTTCACTTTGTATGTCTCTTGCATCAATCCATAATTCACTTCTATTCCAACCCTTTTGTACATTTCCGTCGTCTTGATATGTTTCATACCAATAACGTTCATCACCCATTCCCTCTCCTGCCACATATGCGACATTACAATATTCTTTATTATCAAGAGTATAATCTGTTCTTGCTATATTGCTAAGATTCTGTGAAAAAACGACTATTGGTAATCCATATGGATTATTACTTCTTGTTCTATAATTTCCTGTCGTTATTACAAGATTCCATTCAGATATGTTTGTTTCTACACCATCGACAACTTTTGTTGGCTCTACAACTGGGGTGAAAAACATTCCGAGTTTATCCTGTTCCAATACCTCTTCTATAATATCCCATAAATATCCACCAGTTATTTGTTTCTCTATGTTGCTTGTAACATGGTCTATCATATCTGCATCTTCGTAACTGATTTTTATATTGATATACCTATTACTGTTTTTATTTTTTGTTATCTCACTTTCTATAAGCTCTTTTACAAGTCCTGCTGTATTACCTTTATAATTTATTGTACCATTTACAATTCTTTTTGTCAAGATAAAATTTGCAAGCCTTCCAGAAATAGTTGCTACCTTTTCATATTCACTATCACTCTGTTTTTTTATGTTTTCTATCTTTCCGAATACAATCCCATCAAACAATATAAAGTAAGTCTTTGTATCATCCAATAAATAAAGGTTTTCATCCACAAGCCTTATATTCACTTTAAACGTCCCAATACCTCTGAATTTTTCTGTATACTGTGAAAAGGTATATTTTTTTAGCAAGGCTATCTTCTTTAAATTACTATCCAATATTTCTATCATATTACATACCTTTTAAATTAAAATACCTTTCTGTAAATTCTATAGACACCTCTATGTTATTAACATAATCTTCTTCTACGGAATATGCATAGAAATTACTTCCTTGTTTTATCTGAAAAAAACTACTTTTTGGTTTCAAATTGCCGATTATGGATATATCTGTTGCTGTAGATATATCATGTTTTATTGCATTTTCTTCACCGATATCTGTTTTTATTGTTATATAGTCTCCATTATCTAATGTTACACCATCAAACTCTAAGAACTCGTTAGTATTAACATTATAAATTTTTGGATTTTTTACAACCCCTCCATTTGCTTTTATTCTTATAATACATCCAACATCTGCATCACCGCTGTTTTCTATATTTATAGACTGTCTCCTAAATATCTCACCAAACATTACTTTCTCGGGTGGAATAATTAACGGAAAATGGAAACCGCCAGAAATTGCCGCAAGATTTACATGCTTACTTCCTTTGTAAAACAATGGGCTATAACACTCAAATTCTAAGGAAAAATAACATAACACTTCATTATTTTCTTTCATATCTGTAGAATATTTCGGTGATTGTGTTGGTCTTGCTTTAAGAAAGTATTCACCAACTATAATCAAAACATCTTGATATACAGATATAAGTTTGTCCAGTTTCATTTTATTTTCTTGAATAGCTTTTTCCTGCTTTTCAAAATATTCTTTCCATGTCATTCCGAGAATTTCTTCTTGTTCTAAATTAGCTGTAATATAACCAGTAACGGTAGGTTTTCTTGTTCCTACCGTTACACCAGATAATGTCGTACCAACTTGAAACGGTACTCTATATGAATCCATGGAAACAGATGGCATATCCCAATCTATTGTATCAATAACAAAAGGTGGTTTGTCTGCAACAAATTCTAAGATATCGTTTGTTTTCACATTCTGTATAATTAACTGTTTTATCAACTTTTATCACCTCTTTATATTCCATATAAAAGCTCTTTTTTTGCTCTTTTCATCTGTCTTGCATACTCATATGCATCTGGCTTTGTGTTATAGAAGTTAAACGTATCACCACCTTGCCCTCTACGTCCTTCATTATACTCTTTGTTTTCTTGTGCTGTCAATACTCTTTCTCCTTTATGAAGTTCTGCAATATATCCATTATACGGAACATAGTCGAGTCCATTTGCGTGTCTGCCTTTTACACTTGCGGCGGCACTCTTAGCACTGTTAGCACTTCCTACAACGCTGTTAAATCCTTCTACTATTCCAGAAATAAAAGATTTTATTGAGCTTGCAAAACCAGATACCCAACCTAATATAGAACTTCCTACGCTTTTTATTCCATCCCATAATGCGTTAAAAGCCGCCGCACCTACACTTCTAAGCTGTGAACCTAATTGACTTACCTTTGCAGGAATTTGAGATAATACACCCCACACTTTTGATGGTAAGCTTGTAACAATTCCAACTACTGTAGAAACAAAACTGGTAATTGCGGCACGTCCACTTGATACCATTTGTGAACCCCATGCAACAACTTTTTGAAATGTTTGTGCAAGAAAATTCCATATTCTACCGGGTAACTGTGAAAAAAATTCTCCAACTGTTTGTAAAAAGTTACTTCCAACTTCTATTCCCTTTTGTATCATATTAGAACCCCATTCAGTTACCTTGTTATATGTGTTTACAAGCCATTCCCATACCCTATCAGGCAACTCTTGAAAGAACGTTATAACACTGTTTATAAACTCTGGTATCGCTGTTGCCGCCCATTCTATTGCACTGGTTGCGAACAAATATAAATGCCCTAACATTTCTCCTACAATAATTCCTATGTTATGCGGTAATTCTTGAAAGAACGTTATAACACTTTGTACAAAACTTGGAATAGTTACTGTTGCGAATTGTTCTATGCCTTGTGGTAATGTTACTGTAAAAAATTCTATAACATTTTGCACTACCTCTTGACATTTATCCTTAAAATCTCCAATCTTTTGTTTCACATCTTCAAAAGCTTCTGAAACTTTTTCTTTAAACATTTCAAAAGCTTGTGGTACTGTTTCTGTAAAAAATGTTTTTAAATCTTCTACAAGGTTATTTATGAAATTTCTAAATGTTTCGCTTTTTTTATATGCTATAACAAATGCCGCAACCAACGCTGTAATTGCCGCTATGACTAAAGTTATTGGACTTGTTAAAAATCCTATGGCACCTGCTAACATTGTAACACCAGTAGAAGCTCCTGCGGCACTCAATGCGGCTGTATTCAAACCAAATGCAAACACTGTAGATAAAGCACCACCAATTGTTGTTATTATGCCAATGATAGAGCTAAGAAGAGAAAACAATTTAGAACCTATCAACATTACTGGTGCTATTGCGGCTAAAATTAAACCTATCTTTACAATCAAATCTTGCTGTGAATCTGATAAACTATTGAATTTTTCTACAAGTCCGGTTATCCATTCTGCTAATTCTCTTATATATGGAGTTAATCTTTCACCTATTGTTATGCCTGCACTTTCCAATGCACTTTTTAATAATGTTACTGCACCACCTAAATTGTCTTGCATTGTGTCAGCCATTTCCTGTGATGCACCAGTACAGTTTGCTATACTTTCAGATAGTTTGTTATAATCTTCATCACTGGCATTTACTATAGCAAGCAATCCAGACATTCCTTCTTGCCCTGCTAACATTGCGGCATAACTAGCTTTTTGGTCTTCTGTCAACCCAGACATAGAACTTCTAAGCTGTTTTAATATGTTGTCTAAACTTTTCATAGAACCATCTGAATTAGTGACACTTATCCCTAATGCATCCATTGCTGTACCAGATTCTTTTGTCGGTTTTACAAGTCTTGTTATTGTGCTTCTTAACGCTGTTCCTGCTTGCTCACCTTTTATTCCTGCATTTGCCATTAAACCTATTGCAACTGCCGTATCTTCTATGCTATAACCCATTGCGCCTGCTATTGGCGCAACATACTTAAAAGTTGCACCCATTAACGAAACATTTGTATTGCTTCGTGAACTTGCTTCTGCCAAAACATCAGAAAAATGTTCTGCATTGCTTACTTCTACATTGTATCCATTTTTTAAAACTTTTGTTGTACCATCAGCGGCAAGACCAAATGCTGTCATTGCATCAGTTACGATATCGGATACAGTACCTAAATCTTCACCACTTGCGGCGGCAAGGTTCATAACACCAGAAATACTATTCAGCATATCCTTTGTATCCCAGCCTGCCATTGCCATGTATTTGAAAGCTTCTGCGCTTTCTGTTGCGCTAAATTTTGTTTTAGCACCCATTTCTATTGCTTTATCTCTTAATTGCGTAAATTGTGTTCCTGTTGCTCCGCTTATCGCTTTTACTTCGGACATTGCACTATCAAATGTACTTGTTACTTTTACTGCCGCTGTTCCAATTCCTAATAATGGTAATGTTACGCTTTTTGCTAGTCCACTTCCCACAGTATTTAAGGCACTGGAAAACCCTTTAAATTTTTGTTCTGCTGTCGAGCTTTTATCTCCGAATACCTTTAAATCATTGTAGGCACTTGTGAAACCTTTAGAAAATTTAGAGGTATCTAATTCGAGGTAAGCTATAGCAGAACCCATGTTTATCGCCATAATTATTTACCTCCAAAATTTTTATAAAAATCTGTAAAGTTGCTATATTCTTCTTCGTGTTCTTCTCTTTGTTCTCTATATATTGGTTTCTCTTCATTTTGCAAACGTAACATTATTTCTGCACATGCTTCGTTAAAACAAAAAGCTGTATAGTTGTCCTCAATACCTATAATAACACTAGGCAGACAATTATACAGCTTTGACATGGACAGTATACTTTCTATTTTTCTACTCTGTACGAAAGGATTCTAAGGCTTTTACTCCCTGTTGTGAATAGTTAAACAAGAACATCATTTGTTCGTCTGTAAGCTCTAAGCCTACACTTTTAATTTCTTCATATGTTGGCTCAACAAGTGTTTCCTGCGCAATAAGGTCTAACACATCATACAACTGTTTCATCGTATCTTCTTCTTCTGTATCAAGTCCTGCACCACTATGTAAAAATAATTCATTTGCTTTTACAAGTAATGTGTTTGGGATTCTTCCTTGTTTTGCCATGCCTAAAATAGACGGTCTTTTTAATCTTGCGACAAGTGGCTGTCCTTCTGCAAAAGGCGGCATTTCCACAACTGTTCCATTTGCATAGTTCTTTAAATCTTCAATACTTGTTACATTTACTTCTCTCTTTTTTACTGCCATGTTATATTCTCCTTGTTTTTTATTTACATTGTTGTTAATGCACCATTGTCTACAACTGCAATACCGCCTTCATCTGTTTCCATGTCTTGCTGTTCTACAGTAAACTCTGTCAAGTTAGGTAACTGTTCTACATATTGTATAGTATACGGTGCTTGTCCTGTTTTCGGCGCACTGTTAATAGTGTACTCTGGAACTCTAAACACATCATCCTCTGTGTTAATAGTAACCGGTGTTCCTTGGCAATTCGGATATGTTATCTTCTCATACATTGTAATCTGCCCTGATGCATCATATACTGCCGAATAAGCATCAAGCTCGAAGATTTCACCTTTTGTACTTTCTCCTGCTTTTGGTGGTGTATATTTAAGTGTTGTTCCACTTCCTTCTATCGTTCCACCTTGGAAAATCTTCACAAGTTCTGGAATGAATACATTATCTGTTAATGTAATCTGATGCCCTGTGATTGTTGTTGTGCTAGGTTTTTGTGCTAACAATTTTCCCAACTTTACAAGCTTGATTGCATCAACTGTATCTGTTTGTGGTTCTACTGCAATTTTATTAGCTGTATCTACTGCAATCTCCATCCCACTATCTTCCGTTCCTGTTCTTACTACAACAAGCGCAACGTCTATAGTTGGAATCCCTACAGCTTTCTTTTTTGTTCTTGGCATTATTCATTCTCCTTTCAATATTGTTCTATCTTTCTGCATCCTGCATATTGAAAACTCTTCATATGTCCTTTTACATCAGAATCGTAAAAGCTTGCTGTTTCGTTTCCTACATACATAATTACTGGATACATTTTTTTTAACTTTTGTTTTATTTCATATATTAGACTTTCAAGCCTACTATAATTGTTTTGCTGAACATAACACATTATGGTATATAGTGGTCTTTCACTGGATACATTTAACGGAACTGTTATATCTTCCAATTTAATAACCACATATTCTTTTGTACATTCTCCACTATGCTGTGAAGGAAAAAATGTTTCTGTTCCATCTTCTGCAATTGTATCATATATTTGTTTTAATATACTCATGGTCTTAAATATTTTAGCAACTCCTTGTACCCTTCTAACACTTCTTGACTTTTCGCATTTACTGTTTTCTGCAAAATCGCATACCTTTTTTCATGACACAACTCCAAATACACTCCATAATAAACACCATGTCCAATATAGATTCTTGTTTTGTTACGCAATGTTTCTACCCATCCGATAAGCCTTTGTCTTGCGTGTCCTGTTCTATCTGTCCACGGTCTATTTTGTTTTGCATAATTTTGGAATTTTTTTGCACCTTCATTCGCAAACATTTTAATTGCTATTTGCGACTTTGTTTCTGCACTCTGTAAATTTGCTAAAAGCTTTGAAGCATCTAATCTAATTCCTGCCATCTTGTACCAACTCCAAAGATAGGTCTACAACCATGTTATACTCTTGTATGTTGTTCTTGTCTACAATATTATATTTGTTATCATTTATCATAACAAACATTCCATTTTCAATTTGTTCTGAACCTTCCATACATATCATTAACATTGGTTGTGACTTTGCTCTTACTTTTGTTCCATCACTTATTGTTTGTGTTGTGTATCCCTTTGTAATGTGGAATAAACCACTAACCTTTTGAATCTCTTCAATATCGCTAGTGGTTTCTCCATATTTGTCTGTTTTCTGCTTATACACGGTATATTCTTCACCATGCATCTGAATCTCTCTTTTTACTTTATAAAGCTCTGTAAAGAGCTTTCCGCTTCTCATATCAGCACCCCACTATTTGTTTCAATATATCGAGATGCCAACATTTTAAAATAACTGGAGCTGTCTTTTGTAGTAAGTCCACTTACATTCAAACCTGTAGTTTCTGCTTTTAATATCAGTCCTTCATAGCTTGCTCTGTTCACATTCCCATTATTTTTTTCCAACAAATAGAGAAGTTCTTCATTTGTAAAATACGGGGTTTGTTCTTCACGTAAGTTAAATTTTAACTTTTCAAGGTTGTCCATGTTAGCACCTCCAATAATTACATATTCTGTTCTCTAATGGCGTTTTGAATAATTTGTCTTGCTTCTCTTACATTCTTTGCAGAAGAGGTATCAATGTTATGTTCTTCTGCATACTTCATAAGCTGTTCTTTATTCATTTCTGAAACCGGAACTTCTGTTTCTACAGCTTCATGTTCTGCTTCTTCGGCAAAATCATCAACAATTTCCTCTTTTGTTTTCTTTGCTTCATCTACAAGTCTATATCCTTTTTTCTTGAAAATGCTATCATAAGCACTTTTAGAAACTTTAATATAATGCCTGTTTTTTACTGCTTCTACAAATGCCATATTTTTTTTTCCCTCCTAAACTGTTGTATCAATAATGTACACTTGGTCTGCTGTTGGGAAATCTGGCAAACAAATCATTGTCACTTTTGTTTCTACGGTAACTGGGTCTGGAACTTTAATAGTAGTAACAGCAACACCAGTGTCGGTAATATTTACATTCGCAACACTTCCTGCCATAAGGTCAGATTCTTCTGGTGTTGTTCCAAACCATGTATTACCGAGTTTTCCAGATGGGAACATTACAAACACATCGTCTGGAATATACTTCTGTGCTGTTCCATCTTCATCTTTATACCGTTTATCGTTAACTGCAATCTCAAGTCCGAGTTCATCAGAAATGTATTGTTTGATTTTCTGGTCGGAAACAAATCCAACACCATCTGTAAGTGTAAGAATAGATTTTTTAATTTCTGTATTATTTCTAAAATTTGCAAATACTTTTGAATTGCAGACTGCTCTTTCTGGCGTAACACCTGTATCCTCTACAATTTTATTGATACCCTCTCTGATATCATTCATAATCGTTGCTGTTGGGTCACTCCATGACTTCTTAACTGTTACTTTGTGCGATTCTGGCATCTGATAATCATATTCATATGCCTGTCCATTACCTTCCATAACAATAGTACCTGTGGTAAGTGCCATCATACGCATACGCTCTCTCTGTGCCGCCGCACCCTCAAGAAGCTGTGTTTCGTCTGCAAAAATTCTGTTCACAATTGCATCAATATAAGCTTGATTTCCACTTTCGATAACCTTGTTAAGTTCCTGTCTTAATTCTTCATCAATGTACAGTGATTCTTTGAAAAATGGCATTTCTGCGCTAAGCTTTTCAAAAACAATTCTAGCTCTCGGAATAGCCGCTACATCATATGCACTTGGTTTCAAAACTACCGGAAGTCCATTAGAACCCTTTAACCATTTAAGGTCGAGTCCTATCTTTTTATCATCTGGGAAAAGTTCTTCCCCCATATATGGTTCTCTGTCTTGCTGTAAAAGTTCCCAGTATGTTACTATTTCTTCACTAAGAATTAAATCATAAATAGTCATGTCTGTTTATTCCTCCTTATTTGTTATTAGCAAGCCACAAACTTAATCATTGGAAGTGCGGCTTTGACCTCTGCTGTGATTTTTGCTTTTGTTGTTTCATCAATTCGGTTTGTGTTAACAAATCCAAATAAAAGAACTGTTCCGTTGTTATCATCGTCTGTTACATCTACATCATGTAAAAGAATACCAACTGCATTTGAAGCTCCTGTTGTTGTAGCGGCTGGCGTAAATGCTGTTGTTCTTTCATCAAGATTTCCTGTTACTGGTGTTCCTGCTTTCGCAATTTTTCTTCCATTCTCTGCAACACCACAAGTAGTATCTACAACAATTCCCATAGATACTTGATGTTCTACCGCAAAAAGAATCTGATTTTTGTTTCCATATGTTTCCTTCATAATTCCTGTGTTGTTAAACATTTATTTTCCTCCTTAATATTATTTACTGAAATAATGACTTTTTGGTTTTACTCTATTTGCAAGTAATCTTTCTGCCATTGTTCCTTTATGCTGGTTTTTCTGTTTTTCTGCACTCTTATTATCATCGGTGTTTGTTTCCGGCTTTTTGTTTACTCTTTTTCTTGTTACTGTTCCTTTTTGCTTTTCTTCTTCATCTTCATTTGAAAAATAAACCTTTCCACTTGTGCTGTCTTTAATTTCTGCAATGATAGCGTTAATATCTTTATCTTTTGTTACCTTCGCTTTTGCAATAATAACTAAATCATCTACAAGCTCTGGTTTTGCACCTAACTGAATTGCGGATAACTTTGCCTCTGCCATAATACGAGCTTCACGTTCTGCGACAAGCTCTTTTGTTGTAGCTGTAAGAGTATCATTAGACCTTTCTAAATCTGTTTTGTTCTTCTCTTCCTCTTCTTTTGCTTTTGTAACAATACCTTTAAGGGTATCACCATCTTCAACACCTAATTCTTTCAAATACTCTGCAATTGCATCATTTTTTACTTTCTCGGTGTCAACCGCATTTGTATTTGTGTTCTGTGAATTAGTATTTACATTTTGCTGTGTATTCTGGTTTCCATCTCCATTTTTATTTGTTACATTATCTCCATTTGTGTTTACATTTGTATTTGTTTCTGCCATTTGTTTTTTTCCCTTTCTAAAACTCCTTACTATACTTTGCTTCAAGTATTCTTGTTTCTCTTTCTAATCGTTTTTGCTTCTTCTCTACTGCTTTCATTTCCCTTTTGTATTGGTGTTCATCTCTTATAGTTTGTAACTTTGCAATATGTTTTCGTATTTGCTTTTTTAACACAAGCGTACTTTGTGTATCATAATAAGCACCGAACTTCTCATTGCAAAACGGACATTCTATAAATGTCTTTGTTATTTCTGTATTACCTACAATCTTTTGTTCTTGTTTTAGCGTTAAATCAAATTCCTTGTGGCACTTATCACAAGTTACTTTCAATTATATCACCAACCTTTTCAAATGTCAAGCACTCTGTAACAATTTTTTCATTTTCATCAAAATATTTTTTCCCTGCACAAACCTCTTTTAATTTCTCCCTATCTTCTCTAACCTGCTTCATAAGTCTGTCTTTTTTCTTAATATCTTTTGGGGATACAGTCTGCCCTTTTACATTCTTCTTTGCAACCTCAATAATTAGCTTTTTAAGACGTTTAAATTCTTTAAGAGTATTTTTATCATCTATCTGTACAAAATCCCTTGTATGGCATCTTACGCAATCACAATACATAAGTTTGTAAAAGTTGCAATATTCATCATGTACGTCCTTTCTAACAAGATTGCTAGAATCAACCTCAAATACTTCTCCACATTTTTTACATACTCTCTTAATCTCCATAACTGTTCTCACATTCCTTTCTACTGTATAAAATCCAAAACATATCTATCTATGTCTGGATAAGTCCCTACAGGACTATTATACCACATTCCAATCTTTTGTGCAATTGTTTTCATATCATCCGGCATTACTGCTTCAAATGTACACATTCCATTCGGATGGTCTAATGGTAACGCATCTTTAGGAAATACTCCTTCACCGAGTCCATATTGGTCTGTTTCTGCTCTTTCCCTGCATATATCACACACACGACCATGAAAGTTGCTTGTAAGCCATCTATAGCCAATAACAAAAGGGTCGTTTCTGTTCACGTTTTCAAAACTTTGTTGGTATGCATGACTTATCATTGTTCTTGCTAAACGCTGTGCATTGTAGTCAACTTTTCCAAAATAGAATGTATCTTTTATCTTTTCTCCAACATATTGCGCTCTCCCTGCATCAACATCACTTTGCCTTGCGATTCTCCAACTTTGTATTGTTCTACTTTTCTTTTGTGCGCTTGGTTCTACATAACTTTCTAGCTCCTTTGCTATTTCTAATGCACTTTTCCCTTGTGCTGTTCCAATAGATATTATTCTATCCAAACTGTCTTGTGTTTTTTTGTTATATCCCCATATTGCGGCACTAAGACTCCAATCATCTTGATATATATTACCATTAACGATATTCCTTACAACTATATCTGGAACATACTGAAATGCATTATGTATATCAGAATCTTTAAAACCACACTGTTTTAAAAAATCACGGATATCAACAACTACTTCATTACACACTGTTGTCATATTTCTAATAACTCCACCTTTTATATCTTTATTGAGCTGTTCTATTCGCTTTTTAATGTCTCTTTTTAAGATTATAAGGTTTTGTCTTTGATAGTTTGTATCATTCATGTTTGCAACTTTTTTAGAAACATCTTTGTATAACTGCCTATACATTTTTTGTATCTCTCTTTGCATTTGCATTGTAGTTGTGTTTCTTACTTCCTCGGCATTTTTTAACCTAAACTTCTGCGCCATTTTGTTCACCCAACTTTGTTTGTGTTTCTATATCATCAATATTGTTTTGAACTTCACCTTCTGTTGTTTGTTTATCCAGCTCACTTTGTACTTGTGTATTCATGCTCATACTGTCGAACATATTCAACTCAACTGCAATCTGCATAAGTTCCTTCTCAATCTGTTCATCTGTTTTAAACTCTTCTTTACGCCATTTTTTAATGTAAGACTTTCTACTTCGTGCATTTGCGGCTATCTCAGCAAGGTCTGAGTCTTTTTCTGTTTCTTCATCTTCCATCAATGCATAATTTTCTACCACTTGTATATTATACTGTATTTCTGCAAGTGTTGGAATAACATACAATGTTGAAACAGTATCTTTATTCAATTTAGCAAGGTCTAAAATTGTTTCAACAATAAACTCTAATGCAGGACGCCATGCTTTCATCTTTTCATCACATCTAACTTGTAACGGATAATACAATGCTTTTAATGTTTTACCACTTGTTATTGTTCCTGCCATTGTTTCTTCACTTATGTTTGGAACATCCACTTCGTTATACATAGCTGTTTTAATTCTTGTGAGCGTTTCTTTTACTGCTTCTGTATGGTTCATTTGTGGTGCTAGTGTTCCAACCATGGGTGACTTGTTATCAATATTTTGATTGGTTTGTAAATCCCAGTAAGCACCAGCACCACTTGGAAGATTTTTTGTCGTGTTTGGACTCATATCTACAGTATATCGAATAGGGTTCATACCTTTTCTTTCACTGTCAATGTCTCCATTGCTTAATCTGCTATATCCTTCCTCGTAATATGCTAAACTTTCCATTTCAGACACACCACGTTTATCTTGCAATGTCCCATCGTTAAAAATAACAATTGCTGGAATATATTCTAATTTTGTTTTTGTTTCTGCAATAAGTTCCTCTACTGGTTTACCAGAACCATTGTATAAAATAGAACTCATATAAATTGCATTTTCTCTTTCTTCATACCTGTTTACAAGGTACAGCCTTTCACTCGTTGTTTTACTTTCACTCACATTTTCAAAACTTATAAACTTTATCAGCCTATCAGAACCATATTCTGTTTCATAATAGAATTGCAAGCTGTTATAAAAATGTGTTTGTATTCCATCTTCTTCTGAAAAATCAACTAAACACGCAACACGTTTTCCAATGAAACAATCTTTTGCACTCTGTAATAATGCTCTTGAAAAATTATTGTTTTTATTATTTAAAACCTTATCAACTAACTTTTGGTACTCTTGTGCTTCTGAATTTGCTTGCTCTGTTACATCAATAGGCTGTACATAGAAATCTGGTGTTTGTGAAAACATAAATCTTGCTTCTTTGTCTATCAATGTTTTCGCAATCTTGAATTTAATGTTTGATGGAACATAATCCCCAGCACTACCTTCTGTATAAAATTTAGCACCTTCTTTATAATCTATATAATTCTGTTGTATTTGTAACAATTCTCTTGTATATATGTTATATCCTGTTTTTATCTCATTTCTTAAAACAAAATAAGGAAAATTACATAACGCTGTAGTTACTTCTACTCCATATTGTTTACCTTTCACTGTTATACTCCTTTCTTTTGTTGTTAATATTATTATATATTGTTATTTTATGTTTGTCAATATATATTATATATAATATTTTTTATTTATTTTCTTTTCTTTCTTTTCCTTTATACCTTTATAAGCTTCTATTTTACGATTTAAGGCTGTTTATAATAATAGGGCGGTATTTCTACCACCCCACTAATAAAAATGCTTATATGCCTTGAATAAACGCTATTGAATGTATAACTGAAATTTATCTATTGCTATTCCAAATTCTCCTGCATATCCATCCATACCACCACTTGTAAAGTTGTCTATCTGTTCACTGTAATATGCTTTACTTGCTATTGGAGAAACTCTATAACGTGCCTGTTGGTATTCATACCCATCTGGTGTTATATAATATACTTCTACTGCATCTATTGCTCTGCCGTCCCCTGCATATCCATTGTCGAAATCATTTATATTGCAACCAGTAACATATGGCAACCAACCTACACCGAGGATATGTACCCTGTATCTAACAGAACCTTTATCTACTTTGATTGCTATTCCTGTTATTGGTACTCCATCTCCTGCTCCTGCAAAGCCATTGCAATTTACATCATTTTTATTTGTTATAAAATCCCACCATCTGTTTCCATTTGTTTGTACTGCATATGTAGCATTTACTTGTCCCAGACTTTTGTTACGTGTTGTATTTGTTTCTACACTATAGTTTGCATTTATACTGCTTACTGTACCATTTATAATATCTTTTTTGAATGTATTCCAGATACTAGCATCTTTTCCACCAGTACCCCAACCATTCCATCCGGGACACTGTTTTGTACATACATCCCAGTGCCGTACTACATTACTTGCCGGAATATTATATTTGTTCATAAGGTGTTTTGTAAGTTCTACTGTGTTCTTGTAAGTTGCTTCTGCAATCACTCCATTTGTACTACACATTTCTATGTTAATACAATTATAATTTGTTACTTTTCCAAAAAGATTGTTACTACCATAATTTACACCAACACCCCATGAGATGTTGTTATCTTCTACACACTGATAGATGTCTTTTTCATCGACAAAATAATGTGCGCTCCCACCCCTATATACATCACGGAAATAGTTTGCATTATTTTTAGCCGTATCTGTATAGTTGCCTGTGTAATGAATTACAATGTATCTTTTTGTATTTCCACCATTTTCAAAATTAACTTTTGTTAAGTCCCGTATGATATTCATTTGCCTTTAGACCTCCTTATTTGTCCATTTAAGACATTTTAATTATTCAAATAGTTATTCCTCCGCTTCTACCTCTGAAATCCCTGCAATAGATGTAAGAACACTTACTACACCAGATATTACACTTGCAGAAAGCACCATTTTCCAATCTACAGAACTAACTAATGTCGCAGAACTAATAACACCTACAGCAGTTTGCGCCATTGTTTTAATGGCTCTTATTCCTGCCGCTTTACACCACTTTACTGTATTCACATTCGACTTAAATACACAATTCTTAAACATCATTTTTTCCTCCATTTCCATTTTGAATCTTACATAATTTTAAGTCATTTTTCACTTTCACAATTTCTAGTTCATGCCTGTCTAATACTTCCCACTGTTCTCTCTGTCCTTTCTTAACGTGTTCTTTATACTCTTCAATTTCTCTGTTTTGTTTCTCTAGTTTGTCATTCTGGTCTTTTATTTCTTTTGCAAGCTGTTCAACTTTTAATGTTAACTCTGTCATTGCTTTTGTGTTTTCATTCAACGGTCTATATACTGCTGTAAATATTCCGATAAGCGAACTTAAACCTAAAACAACTATTCCGATCATTTCTGCTGTTGTCACATTAGAAAACCCTCCTTTTTTTATTTTCCATTTCTCCCATTCAATCACCACCTTTAAACTGATTCTATAGACTTGTATGTTGCTTTCATCCATGTGTTATAATTATTCTCAACAATTGTTGTCGGTGTTCTGATGTTCAACTTTTTGTACTGTTCAATCTGTTCTAATGTTAGGTCAGTTTCGATTGGCTCTTGCATTCCATAATACAAAACAACTGGGTCATTTTCTCGATATTTTTTGAAAACAAAAGCATTCAATTCATCAACCGTTTCAAACAATCCAACCATGTAATTCTGAATTGTATAAATAAAATTATAATATTCATTTGAGAAGAATGTTCTTATTCTAAAATAATTCGACAAAATGTCGTTGCCAATCGGTTTTACTTCACTTTGTTGTGGCAAATTCCAATATGTGTTTGTTGAGTCTGCTACGAATTTTAGCTTATCACCATCTAATGTAAGGCTGTTTAACATCTTCACCAACTTCCCTCGCTTAAAATCGATGTAATCTGCTATCCACTGTTGACCATCGGCATCTGTGTAGTTTCCACCTGTGTTTACTGGAATCGCATTTAATATGTATGGGAGAGTGACTGTCTGTTCTTCGTAGTATGGTTCATAAGGTGTGGCTTCTGAACCCATTTCCAACTGGACATCATATGCTTTATCTCCCGCAACGCTTTCATATAAAATAAAGCCTATTTTTTCTACATCTCTTTCGGGAACAAAATTAACAAAATTCTTGTTTGTAAAAATAATGTTATTGATTTCACCATTCGTATATCTTAAACATACAAATTTAGGACTTGAAATACTAACTGTGGTTTTTAACGAAAATGTATAAGCATTATTCGCTTTTAAAAGCAACGGTCTAGCATCAACAGATTCATTTGTTATGTCTATTTGCATAGTATCTGCTGTTGCTATATATGTTCCATTTTTTTGTTCGACGTTTCCTAATGATAATGTTTTAAAATTATCCCATAAATTCTTCCCCCTCACATTCACTTCAATGCTTCCACTATCACCAACACTCTTTATCTCCTGTGGATAATCTGGGTTCGGGGATGGGATGCCTCCAGTGTAAGGCTCGTAGGAAGTAGCAAATGAGCCAAGTTCTAGTTGAATCTTAACATCTGTCATATTGTAGGTTTTGTCTTTTGCTACAACAAAACATACCTTAGATATTTCGGAATTTGATAAAGCAGTAGCTACATTTTGTGCAATTACTTCTTTCCATTTTGCATTTACTAATTTTAAAACAGGTTTATTATTATTATTATTCGCTTCGTAGTGAACAATATAAGTTCCATCTGCAAGTGTATGTGTTTCAATTCCTAAGTACGCCCATCCTGTTTCGGTAGCAGTACCATTTACGGTGATAATACCATCCTTAGATGTTATAGTGACTCCTCTTATAGTTTGAGTTCCATCTTTAATTTTCAATAGATTCTTACCTGTAGTTTTGTTCTGACTACTCTTACCATATATATTAAATTCTGTTAATACATCACCAAATCTACCAGATTTTGGATTGTTCAATACCAGCCTTGTTCCCTCTTCTGTTTTCATAACATAATTGTCAGCAATCCCAAGACTACCATAAATTTTGTTATTCGGTTCTAACATTATCATATCATTACGACCATATATTTGTTCATTATTTCTGTTATTTTTAATCATATTATCACACTACCTAAAAATCAACGCTTGCAACTTCAACGAGTCCATCTTCTACCGCTGTAACCTTAACAATGTTTGTTGCTTCACTTGTTCCACTTGTTTTATCTTCTATGTTATTAAATACACGCTCCCAGCTTCCTGCACCAATTACGCTATAAGAATCATTATCTCCCAGTTTTACAGTAATTTGATTGTTTGTAAAATTCTTTACCAAAAATTGACTTCTCCTTAATAACATAGTAAACACTGTCTGCACACCAGCAGAACAGGTTTTTTGTTGTACATCTTTCATGTTACATTACCTCCTTTTTCTAATTATTCCACTTGCTACTGTTCTTCCTGTTTCTTGCTCTTCTTTTGTCTCAACATTTACTGGTTCTGTTTCATATGTTGCAAACTCTGGTTCTCTATCCTCTACAACTGCAAGTGCTAGTTCTAGTCCATTGTGTAAACCACAGCTATAGTCATCTGTTATATTCTGTACTTGCATTTCTTTTAACATTCCTATTGTTTCATGTATTCTCCTATATTCTTTCCAATATTTAAACATTCTCATATACCTCTCTAAGCTTCTATTTGCCGTTTTAAGACGATTTCTTTTAGTAGGCTTGCAATTCCTTATCCTACCTTTGTATTTGCCTTATAATCCTTTAAATCGGCTACTGTATAATTGTTCAATGCATACCACAGGGCTGAAAGTACGTGGCTATCGATGTTAAATTCATCATATATTATATTACCTTGTTTATCTTTTGCATATGTTAAATCTTTTAACTCCCTTATAGAATTCTTACATTTTGGTGAACATACAATTTTGTGAAATCTCTTGACTTTCTTTGTCCCTGCAAGCCTACTACCGGGGAACTTTTTACAAGCATACATTGTAAATCCTTCCTGTCGATAATACTGTATATCTTTTGGAGATGCACTATCGGCAAATATTGGTTGGTTACATCTTTCTGCTCTTTCCTTTACTTTCTGCACACTGTCAAGCTTGCTGAATTTATCATCTGTTATATGGTTTCTATACACTTCATCATAGATATATAATATTTTGTTTGTATCATCTACCGCACAACTTATCAATGCATTATAACTTGTTTCAAATCCAAAATCCAAACCAAAGAAATGATAATGTGCTGGTATGCTGTTTACTGCATTTGCAAACTCTTTTGCATTTTTTGCAACTGTAAATTTTGGTAACACTCTTAAACCACTTGCTCCAAATCTTCCCCATCTTGCAACAAGCCATAAATGCATATCACTATTCTTTAAGCTGTCCAAACGTTTTATATAACTTTCTGGTAAAAATGGATTATCGTCCGGCAAACTATGATGATAATACACACCATTCTTTTTATTTACAAGTGTGCGCTTTTTGTATACCTCTTTTTCACTTTGTATTATATGTTCTTTTCCCTTTTCATCTGTATGTACAAAAAATGTATCATACACCCAGTTCTCTTTCCCGATAGGGTTTGTTGTCATTATAAAATGTAATGTTTTATTCGGTTCACGAACACGCCCTAAAAGCTCTGTATATGCCGCAAATGTTATCTCACTACATTCTTCCATCCATACAATACTTACACCATGTACGGACTTGATCTTTTCAACATTGTCCAGCCCTTTGAATATTATCCTGCTACCATTCGGAAAACGTATCTCCATTGGACTTGCTATTGCTATTACTTCACCATTTGTACTGCTTGTGTATCGTGCTTCTCTGGAAGATAAAATCCCTAACCCTGTTAAGATTTCTTTAAATAACGCAAAACAACTTTCACGTATTGTATCTTTTACTTGTCTTACTACGAGTGCTGTTCTTTTCTCTTCCATCAATTTAAGAATAATCTTTAACGCTACATGATAAGACTTACCAGAACCATACCCACCAAACAATAGGTACTGTTCATATTCCCAGTCTGTCAAAAAATTTGCAAAACGATTAGAAACATCAATGTTCAATTCTGACATTTGTTTCCTCTCCTTTTATACAACTATAAGCAAGACATAGCTTTTATTTACTACACCTTGCTTATAATTATTATACCATATTATATTTATTTATGCAATGCTTATTTTAAAATATTTCCTAAAATATCTTTCACAATATCTTTGACCAATTCTTTGTTTGCATCATCCATATGTTTTGTATATTCTTCACCATGAACCGCTTCCATACATTCATCTCTAAAGATTAAAAGTGTTTGCATCCTATGTGTTATCTCTTCTTCTTGCTTTGCATCTTCTGGTTTTTCTCTTACTGAAACAGCTAACAGATAATTTAATACTACTGCCATGCTCTCTAAAAGTGTATCCTGTTTCTTTTCAATTCTTTCCAATGTTTCAATTACTTTGTTTTCTTCCATTTGTTTTCCCTCCATACTGGTTTATTTGTTTTCTATAGGCTTATGCCTAAATGGGTCATGTAGGACTCGAACCTACGACCGTTCGGTTATGAGCCGAATGTTCTAACCAACTGAACTAATGACCCTTATGCGGCTTTTCACAGACACACTGCTACTCAACCGCACTAATCAATGAAGAACTAAGTATGTGTAACATAGTCTTATGGGAAAGAACCAATGTTACACAGCTACCCTAACTGGAATCGAACCAATATTACAAGAGTCAAATTCTTGTGTGCTAACCTTTACACTATAGGGCATTGTATAGGGTGTATATTTTTATATGAGAGGATACACACCCTACATGAAAAAGAGTAAGTTTGCTTTGTGTTTTAATGACTTTACACACCTGTCAATATTTTATTTATCTTCAAAGTCTATTATTCCTTCTCTTGAAATAGGAATAATAAAATTTTCTATATACCTTCCACACTTCGGACATACACACGGTTCAAAACATGAAAATAAACTGTAAATACCATTATGATTTCTATTATCTTGTGGTTTATACTTAAATGTCTTAAACATATAACCACATTCACAAACTGGCTTAAATGTAACAGTAGCCATCTTATCTGCCTTCTTTCTTACTCTTTTCTCTCTGGATAAAAATTTGTACAAACATCAGGACGCAAATACATATCTTCTGTATTATTTTTTCTTATCTTTTCTACATGTTCTCTTGCAAAACAGTGATATAGATACTCGCATTCTTTGCATAATCTGTAATATTCTTCATACATTTACTTTTTCTCCCTTTCCTTTTGTTTATTTCAATGTGTCAACTACTGGTTTAATAATACCATATTCAATAAATACACTTGCCATAACTTCTGCTGTTTCTTTATCAATACCTTGTTTGATTAAATCTTGTTTATATGCTCTCTTTTCTTCAATCTGTCCTTTTGTCATTTTTGTGTCCTCCACTTTCTTTTGTTTTATTTGTTTGTTCTCTCTTAACTT